CTAAGGACCTTGAGATTGGCCACAGCTGTGATATGTTCGGGTGTTAGGTCACAACCCACTAACCTTATTGACTCCCCTGTTAGGATTATGGTGCACTGTTTGACTTCGCTTGGATAAAGGAGATAGAGTGTAACAGCAAATGTTAGAAGGCCTAAACAGATGTTCAGTGCCGCGCCCCGCATGTGATGCAACCAGCGGGGTTTCTGCTCCGAAGTAAAATCACACAAACTAGTAATATAACAATTGGCCAGATCAGCCACTGTCCCACAGGTCCTCGTTCCACAGAGTTCAACTTCCTTGGGGAGCAATAATCAACCGATTTTGTTCCGTCCCTGTATTTTCCACCGTGTGGAAGGATATGCTGCAGATCCCCGACGTGTGGAAGAGTAGCACGAGTCAAGAGCCCGACGAGTACCGCCGCAGAAAGCCCGAGAGCCGCCGCAAGATATGTTTGAGTGTAATTAGGGGGCGGAGTAAGTGGCATCTGGATTAAGGATCAGCAGTGATTTCCTATGTCGAGTTAAGCACTGAAATGCCCTTGCTGGATCAAGTAAAGGCTTGTTCTCGGATGTCGCGAAAGTGACGCTCTCGAACGTTTGCCCACGCACTTCGTCTATACAGTAACAAAGGAGCCCATGCGCACTGAGAAGCTCACCCACCTCTTTCTCAAAGAATATGATGGTATCACGTGGGTCCACTTCGAAAATACCCCTTATTTGAACTAGGTCCTCACCTTCCGCCGTGATATCGAAATTCAGTTCACGCAGAAGTTGAGCAGTACACTTGCCAAAGCGATGGCTCTCAGTCTTAATGAAGTGCGGTGCCAAAACCTTACCAGGACCTCCTTGGATTGGGTCTGCAAAAAGCGCAAATGCCTTGAGTGGTTCAGCGGCCTCGAGATACTCGTCCACCAAGATGAAACTGCAAGCTGCCTCAAAAGTAGACGCCCGGTGAATCCACTTGCCAGAGATGTGGGGTTGGTCTGCCTTGCCGTACGTGCACGCTTCAAAACGCCTGTCAGCCCTAATGATATCCCTAATAACACTGGATTTACCCGCACCAGGCACAGAATGAATCACCACAGGTACGCTAAGATCACTACGAATACGTTTAAACTTATATTTATCTAAATATTTAACTAGCACATCCATCTACAATCCTACAGCTAATACCTAAGCTATCAATCAATACTTGTTTCGTAGATCTGTCGCACATCCGATTTGAGCAAATGCTTGTTTTTGACAATGATTCGCACGCAGTTATAAAAAGCACTCACTTCCTCTTCACTCATCCGCTCACGCGCACGTTCCCCCATGAGGTATGCATAGGAGACCTCAATAGCATAGTTATCAATACAATTCACCAGATTGTTCGTCTCCTTAGCAATGCACATCCGCTCCAGTACCAACTGCGGTTTTTTGAAAATACCATCAGGACAGAGATTCCAACCGCAGAAAGTAGGGTTGTTGGTATGGCACACCTTAGCTTTCAACTTCAACTTGCTTAAAAAGCCCGCGTGTTCAATGGATTTATGCAACTTTTTGTTTGAGCACATATCATCGCCTGCAAAACAGATGCGTTCATCCCCCTTAAGCTTGTACTGCAAGAAAGTGAACAGCATGTTGGCCATCGTGTTAAACAGAAAAGTGCTTGCTTCACCTGAGAACCTCATGATCGAGAAATTACCCAACTTGGATCCCAAATGTGTTTTGATGTACCGATAATCCTCGATAAGATCGTTTGGTAGACCAAGGTAGCGCATGAGACACAATTCAAATGCCATGATGTATTGGTCTTGACTGGCGTCGAAAGCCTCGTAATCAGATTCCGTGCAGAGTGCGCCGAAAGAGCCTCGTCGCACCCAAGCATCCAGTTC